CTTCTTCTTTTAATTCCTCTATAATCCATATCTGTTGCACTTGCCTGAGATACTTCTGCGGTTGTTGGTGCTACTGGTTTGCTTAAAACTTTAACTGGTTCAGGAGCTGGAGCTGGAGCTGGAGCTGATGGTTTTGCTACTGTATTATAAAGTGATTTAATTGGTGATGATATAACTCCACCCATATTACATTCCTAATAAAGTTTTTTTCTCTGTTGTTGCTTGTTCAATAAGCGGAGATGTTAGTATTGTACTTTTTCTACCTCTTCTTCTTCTAATAATTTCATCTTGCTCAGCTTTTATTTTTGCTTTTTCTGCTTCCGACAATTCTGCTTTTGGCGGTTCAGGTAAAGGTTGCACTGGTGGCAACGCTGGCGTTTTTGGAAACAAAAATCCCATAATATTAAATAATCCTATATTCGTTATCAGCTATATTTGATTTATCAAATATTTCAATAGTGTTTAATAAATCAAACAAGAAGATCATATTATTTTGTAATCACTATCAGCTACACTTTGAGGTGCAGATTGTCTAGTATTTATTTCTTGGATTCCAACAGCAAGGTAACGCATAGCATCACAAGCATGTGAACTCCAATCATGTACAGGCTTAGATCTAAACATTCTGTTTTTATCTATAAATTTCCTATGATAATGTCTTAACGCATCTATAAGTTTTTTGCAACTATCTGTATCAATCCAACATCTAGGAAGCAACATGGTTACAGCATGAATACCATCTTCAAATGAAATCTTTGGAACTACTTTAAAATTTACACCTAACTGATAAGCAACTTCACGTCTTGTTTTGCCATTACTAAAATCAGTAACTTCAATATCATGAGGTGCAAAATGATCTTTATAAACGTAATCTTTGCTTTGTAACATTTGAATATAATGTGGTAATCCTTGACCACGTTCTTCATAGTAATCTATTATATTAATTGCTCTTCCCATTTGTTGAAAAAATATGACAGATGAATGATCGGATACACCTAAATCCCAAGATGTAGAAACTGGCAAAGATGGGTCATAAGGAACTCTTGTTAGTTGCTTAGCATCTTCTATCTTAGCAATAGTATCTCCATAAACAGCACCTTCTATATTTGCAATCCAATCGCATTCAAATTCTTGTAGGTATTTTTTTTCTCCCATTACTTTCTTTGCAGCTTTTAATTCTTGATCATCTACAATTTTAGTTTGTGATGCCTTTGCTTTATAGTGAAACCATTGATTATCTCCTTGTGCATGTTGATATAATTCATAAAAATTATTATTTGTTCCTTGAGGAGTGCCTATAAATACACACCAACCTTTTCTATCTGATAATGCTGGTCTAATAATTTCTGTAAACAATTTTCCTTGTACATTGGCATACTCATCAATAACGCAACCATCAAGATAGATACCTCGTAATCCATCTGAGTTTTCTGATCCTAATAATGTTATTCTTGAGCCATTGGGTAAATCACAACGTAATTCTGTTTCGTTAAACTTAACATTAGGGATTAAAGATGTGTATTGTTTCATATAATCCCAAGCAATAGATTTTGCCTGTTTAAATGTAGGAGCTATATAAGCATATCGTGGTGCCTTTTCTTTAGAACGTAATGCTGACATAAGTAAATGATTTATCATGCAAACAGTTTTGCCAAATCTTCTATGACAAACTAATACCGACCAACGATACTTCTTCATGTTAAAATGAAGTTCTATTTGTTTTTCTCTTGGGTAATAAGGTATTTTATATTTAGTAACACCATTTTGGATTATGGTTTCTGTTATTACACTCATTAATGAATAGATTTGGATTTGCCATCATTTATAATTGCATTGTCAATATTTAATAACATCATTAACCAAGAACTAAATATTGAAGAATGTTCTTTATTTTCAAATCCTATAAATTTAACTGTTACAGAATTATCAATATTTATAAAGATAATAGCTTTTATATTATTATTATAATAATCTTCATCATCTGGATGCATAATTTTGTTCATATACTAAATATAGTATTTAACTAATATATAAAAAGGTTGGTCAGGCAAATAAAAAATGGGTGGGTTGTTTTTGGGGATAGGTGTGTGTGCGTTAGCGATTTTGTTTGTTGAGAGATTGGTGGCAAATTGACTATATGACTAAAGGTATCCTAATAAGTCCCATATATATATATAAAAAAAAAGTGTGGCGTTCTGTGGTGCGTACCCCCATGTGCAATCTAAAATTGTGTGATATTTATGCAACACATTTTATTAAATAAAATAAAAATACAACTATAACTATATTTCCGATAATTAAACGTTATCGGAATTATTATATTATTACTATTGATAATTAATGATTATCATTAGTAATAAAATACTGTTGCATAAATGCAACACATTATCATGCAAGTGTGATATAAATGCAACACCGCTACAAATACACATATTACAAACGATCGCTGTGTATTAATAAATAGTAAATTTATTTAATTAATTGATCGCAATACTTATGCACACAACTATTGCTTTTGTTTCTATAATTGTTTTTAATTTGTTGCTTTAAAATTCTATAAATACAATTCCAGGTTATTTCTTTTCTGTATATCTTTTCTTTTTTTGCTTTCGTCTTTTTTTAAATTAGATCCAATTGATTTAATCGCATGAAATAACACTTTAAAAATAAAACGTAATAAATTCAATCACTTAATATTTTTATTTATTTTTACTATTTACATTAATATTATTATAACCTATTTGGTTAACAAACAACAATGAAAGGATAAATAAAATGATAAAAGCAATAGAGTTGAAGAAAGGCGAACAAATAAAAACAAATCAATTAGGTTTAGAGACTTCGGCAATTCTTTTGGAATCGCCTAAACAAGGCAAGGGTCTTAAACAAACAATTTTAGTTGATTGTAAGGGATCTGAAGTTGGTATGTTTGATGAAGTAGGATCAGTATATATAAATCAGATTAAAAAAGTTTTTAGAGATAATAATTGGTATCAAGTTGAAATATAAAATAGTTTATTAAAGTTTTTATAATTTTAATAACTTATAACCCTGAAATTATTCAGGGTTATAGGATGTTAAAATATAACATCTATACTATTGACACCAATATGGTTATTATAGTATATAACAAACAAACAACAATGAAAGGTTATAACATGACTAAAAAAGACTATATCGCATTAGCTAACATTATTAAAACTAATGGAACAATTGCTAATTTAAGAAGAGGAATAACTTACGTAATAATAAAAGGTACTTTTATGAATGATTTATGTGAGTATTTAAAAAAAGATAATATTAATTTTGATGAAGTTAAGTTTAGGGAAGCTACTGGTGAAATATTAAATAAGGAGGTTGCATAATGAAAAAAACAAAAATAAATGCTTATAAGTATGAAAAGTTAAATGATAGTGCTAAATTAGAGGTTATGGCTTGGCTTGATGAAGAGCCTATGGAATGTGAAGAAGAAGATGAAGACGGTAATATAACTTATAAATATTGTTATTTTTTTGAAATGACTGATGAAGAATTACAAAACCATTGTGAAAGTAATAAATATTTATTTAATGAAAATGGTAAACCTCTTTATCATTATAATAGGTAAGTTAATTAAAATGGAGGTAAAATAATAAGGGGATTATAAAACAGTTAATAAATTTTAATAACTTATAACCCTGAAATTATTCAGGGTTATAGGATCTTAAAATATAAGATCTATACTATTGATATAACTTTATTGGTTATGATAGTATAAAACAAAAAACAATGAAAGGGTTATAATATGACTGACAAAAAAGTAAGCATGTACCAATTAGAACAAAATTTGTTACATGATTTAAACAACAATAAAGATCAAATTTTAAACAACGAAGATCTTTTAACTGAATATGTTGAAAGTGCTGTTCCAGTTTATAATTATGATTTGTTATTACTTGCTTGCGATGATTTATGGTTAGGCTATCCTAATGATTATATCAGCGAAGCTGAATATAAATATGATGCTTATGAGATAATTAAATGGAATGTTTATGAAAGACTATTAAATTTTGCTAATAATTGGTTTAATCAAAAAACAAAGGCTGCATAAATGATTAAATATGTAATAACTAATAATCAAGACAAAGAAAGATTTGTTGTTGATTGTAAAAATAGCATAGAGGCAAGACATTGGATTATAAACCATCTTGACTTGTCAAAAAATTGGAACATTAAAAAAGATAATTTAGATGTTAAAAAAAAATAAACAACTGAAAGGGTTATAATATGTACATTCTAGATTATAAAAAAAAAACCATAGCTAAATTTAATAAAAAAGAATTATCTAACTTTTTAAATTATTTTTACGATAAAAATAGATTTATATTTGTTGATAATAAACAACAAGCAAAGCAAGTTATTAAATATGCTATGCGATTAATTAACTAACAATAGAAAAAATTAGACAACAAAAGGTTACATAATGAAAACTTTTTATTACATTTTAGCTGCAATACTTGGCTTTGTTAATATGATATTAATTATATCAATCATGTATGTGTTGCTTAATTAATGATTGAGTTATTTTCAGATTACAGCATATA